AAAAATTAATTGAGGCGAACAGAAAACAATTAGAGGAAAATGTTAGTGAAAAAACATCTTTCTCACATGAACAATTGTACAAGATGACTATACGCAAATCCTTCGTGAAAGTGGAGTGTTTATGTTATAGAACTATTTGTGGTTGTAAAGAAAAAGCGCCTAGATTAATACAAGGTGGTTCACCTGAGTATGTAGCTATTGTTGGACCATTTTTTTCGGCGTTTCAGCGATACATGAAAAAACAACTAAATAGTGATAATTTTGTACATTTTACCAGTGGGTCTAATTCTAGAACCATGGGTAAATTTACTGAATCTTTCTTTGGCAATGTTTTTGAAAATGATGTTAGTGCATTTGATTCATCAATTTCAAAAAAATTATGTCAATTAGAGGTTTGGATTGCTGGTAAATTCGGAGCAGCTAGAGCTGTAACGGATTTAATGACATATAATATTAGAACCCATGGTTATACCATGCATGGTTTTAAATATAATATAATTGGAACTAGAAAATCAGGTGATCCTTACACCTCATGTTTTAATTCCTTATTAAACTTTATGATGCATATATTTATATTTGTTGAACAAACAGGTATACCTGTAACTGACGTAAAAGATCATATTAAAATGTTAGTTATGGGTGATGACAATTTAGCATCACATTCGGGAACAGAAATTGAGTGGGCAACTAGTTTTTTAAGACTAGGTTTCGATACAGTCAGCACTTATCAATCTGACTTATTTCAAGCACAATACTGTTCAAGCATTCCAGTACCAGATAATGATGGTATTGTTTTTATACCCAAACCTGGGAAAGTTTTATGTAAACTTGGATACTTCATCAATCCACCTTTAAATGAAGACCCGAAGTCTGTACTTCGAGGTGTTTGTTTAGGGTATGAGGTATTATCAAAAGTACCATTATTTAATGGCATGTTCAATCATTTGTTACGACATACGGAAGGTGTTAGTGTGTATAAACCAAAACAATATGAACATAAATTCAATTATTCTCTTGTAAAACCTAATAATTATACGTTGTATTATATTTGTAGACGTTATAATTTTTCTGTTGACCAGGTAGAGGAAGCTAACCATGATTTGTCTTGGATCAATGATATTACACGTAGTGATTTGATTCGAGCTATAATTGATAGAGATAGCGATGGTCCTCAAGAGATTTACACTAAATAATTAATTTTAATTCCGTCCAGACACCAGCAGCAATGGCTGACTGATAAATCTACTCACAAGAAGTGGTCTGGTAATAATAATCTTGAATACTACAAGATGGTTACATGTAACCCGTGTTTGTCCTGGAGAACAAACTTAACATATACGTAAAATAGTGTTCACCTTTTAATATAA